ATGCCCTCTGCCCTTGGCGACAAGATCCGCGCCGCCCGCAAAGCGCTGAAGCTCAGCCTGGAAGACCTCGCCGAGAAGGTCAGCAGTTCCAAGAGCTACATGTGGGAACTGGAAAACCGCGACGAACCAAACCCGGGCGCCGACCTGCTCATGCGCATCGCTGCCGCGCTCAACGTCACCACCGAACACCTGCTCGGCCCCGCCGGTACCGATCCCACCGAGGACGTGACCGACCAGGCCTTCTTCCGCAAGTACCAGCAACTCGACCCGGACGACAAGAAGCGGATCCGCAAGATCCTCGACACCTGGGACGACGCGTGAGCGTGCCCAAATCGCCGCGCGCAGCGGCCAATGCCGTCAGCCTGGTGCTGACCCACGTGCTCGGCTGCGACCGTTTTCCGGTCGATGTCGAGGCGGTCGCGCGCGAGTTGTCCCATCAGTGGTGCCCGACATCACCGATCACCAAGATCGACGGGCACAAGGGTCTCGGCCGCTTCGAAGGCGCGCTGCAGCAGCACCCGCGTGGCAAGTATTGGCGCATCAAATACAACGCGGACCGCCGGCCGTCACGGGCGCGCTTCACGATCGCGCACGAGTTCGGTCACTACGCGCTGCACCGTGAGCTGCGGACGTCATTCGAGTGCAGCGAGTCGGACGTGTCCGGCCAGACGGAGATCGACATTGAGCGCGATGCCGATGCCTTTGCGTCCACCCTGCTGATGCCGCTCGATGACCTCAGGCGACAGGTCGATGGACAGCGATTCGACTTCGAACTGGTCAAGCACTGTGCCGATCGATACGGCGTTTCGTTGACGGCAGCAGCGCGCCAATGTGCGGAAGTCAGCGAGCAGCGCGTCGTCGTCGCATTCGCGCGCGACGGCGCGGTCACCGAGTCCTGGGCCAGCAGGCGCGCATTTCGTTCGGGAGCGTTTCTGCGATCGAAGCGGCAAGTTGTCGAAGTGCCCGCCGCCTCGTTGGCCCACCACTCCCGTTGCGATGGCATCGGCGCCAGCGCCTGTCTCGATGCCGGCGCGTGGTTTCCGAATGAACCCGATGGTACCCGGCTCACCGAGCACACCCTGGTGTCGCACGATCATGGCAGCACGATGCTGCTGCTCGTGTTGCCCAAGCTCGATCCAACCCTCACCGAACCCGAAGACGCTGAGGACGACCTGCTCGAGAGCACCTCCATGCGGTTCGAGCGCAGCGGTCAGCGCCCCGCCTGAGGCAAGCACTGGTCTGACCACAGCATGGGCGGGTTGATCGCGAGATCCTTCACGCCGATGCCGTCATCCACGCGATCATCGAGGATCGCCTCGACGATCCAAGGCGACAATGTCGTCAAGTTGAGCAGGCGCGACACATAGGCGTGGTCCTGCTTCTCCTGTCGCGCCAGTTCGCCAATCTGGGTGACCTCGCCGCGATCGAGCATGCGTTGCCACCGATGCGCCTGGATCAACGAGTTCTGAAGGCTGGTGAGGAGCTGGGGCGGGCCGTCCGGTGGTTTCACCTGGCGGATGCCGCCGAGGCGCATCTTGATCGGAACGGTCACCGTCAGGCGACCGTCGCTGGTGATGACCCGTTGGGCGGGCCCGAGCACCTGGATGCGCTGGTGGCTCATGCGCTGAGTTCCTGCTGCTGGCTGTTGAACTCGCGGACCAGATGCGCGAACCCGCTCGGTCGCATGCGGACTTCGACCGACCCGGGGCCGACGATGACGCGCTCAACCAACAGGCGCATCAAGCGCGCTTGTTCCGCGGGGAACAAGCTCGCCCAGATGCGATCGATCTGCGTCAACGCCACGACGGTCTGCGCCTCGTCGAGGCCTGATTCCAGGCTACTGGCCTGTGCGCAGATGCGTTCGATCAGTTCCGGCGCGCGCAGCATCTCGCGCAGTTGGTCGAGCACCAAGCCTTCGATCTCCGCTGCCGGAATCCGCGGCAACGGAGCAATGCCGGACCCGACCTTGATCTCGGTTTGGCTGAGGTAATAGCAGTAACGCTTTCCATTCGGCTTGGTGGTGTGCCAACCGACCATCGCCCGCCCGTCCTGGTCGACGATGATCCCCTTCAGTGGATAGGAGGTTCGCGAGCGCGTCCGGTTGGCGCGCCGCTGCGGGTTGACCGTGAACACCGCTTGCGCGCATTCCCACAGCGCCGGATCGATGATCGGCTCGTGCGTGCCCTGGACCCAGCCGCCGCGACTCTTGAGCTCGCCAAGGTAAGTGCGATTCTTCAGCATGGCGGTGAGCGCGACCTTGTGGATGGATTGGCGGCTGCGCTGGCGCCCCGCCTTGGTCGTCCAGGCCTTCGTTGTGATGCCCTCGGCGCGCAGATCTGCCACAACCCTCGTCGCCGAACCGGTTTCGACGAAACCTTGGAAGATGCGACGTACGGTCTTGGCTTCAACGGGATTAATGACCAGGCGACGCTCAACGACGTCATAGCCCAACGGTGGAATGCCGTGCATCCAGTAGCCACGTTTTTTGCTGGCCACGAACTTGTCGCGAATGCGCTCGGAGGTCACCTCGCGCTCGAACTGGGCGAACGACAGCAGGACGTTCAGCATCAGGCGCCCCATGGAGTCGCCGGTGTTGAAGCTCTGGGTGACCGACACGAAGCTGACGCTGTGGCGATCGAACACTTCGATCATCCGGCAGAAGTCGGCCAGGCTGCGCGACAGGCGATCGAGCTTGTAGACGACCACCACATCGACCTTGCCCGACTCGATGTCCGAGAACAATCGCTGCAGCGCTGGGCGCTCCATGCTGCCGCCCGAGTACGCCGGGTCGTCGTAGTCGTCCGCGATCGGGATCCACCCCTCCGATCGACGGCTGACGATGTAGGCGTGGCCCGATTCCTTCTGCGCGTCGATCGAGTTGAACGGCTGCTCCAGTCCCTCCTCGGTGGACTTGCGCGTATAGACCGCGCACCGCGTTCGACGCTGTGGCGTCGGATCGACCCGGCTCATACGCTCGCTCGCTTGCGCGGGTTGGTCTTGAGCCCGAAGAACACCGGGCCAGACCAGCGCATGCCGGTGATCGCCTGCGCCACGGCGGTAAGGCTGGTGTAGTGCTGGCCATTCCACTCAACCCCCTGCTCGAGCACGCGCACCACGTGTTCGGTTCCTCGATAGACGCGGATCAGCTCCGTCCCCGGGCGCGTCAAGACCTCGACCGCACCGTGGCTATGAGCCTTGATCAGCACGTCAATGCGCTCGCGGTTGCGCTTCAGCAGCGCCCTGCCTGCGGGGTCTTCGGACAGCGCGCGTTCCTGTAGTCGATGCGCGATGCGCCGCTCGACATAGCGTCGGTGTGAACTGGCGGGTTCGCGACCAAAGAGGCGCACCCACAGTCCTTTGAGGTCGACCCATGGCAGATCGGCCAGGCGCGCGATCTCCGCGAGCACTGAAGTGGCGAGGGGTTGGGTGGTGGTCATGGCGTCTCCTGGTGCGAGTTGGAGTTCACATACACGCGCTGGTTGGCAGGCAGTTCAAGTCCAACTTCGCGCTCTCCGGATGCACGCAGGCGCACCAGGCCGGTGGCGATCAATGCGGCCGCCGCAACCAGCTGCTCGTGGCTGCTCATGCGTTCGGGTGGGGTTTGCTGCAAGGGGTTTCGGCCTAGCACTTTCAATCTCCAACTCATCACGAGGGCACCAGTCTGGCCAGCCGCCGCCTGCCTGACAGCCCCGCAATTGCGGGTGATTGCGGGTGATTGCCGGCTGATGCAGCCAACCACGACTTGCGTGATTTGCCCGGGGGTTTGCCCGGGGCTTTGCCCGCCCCGTGATCGTCAATCTGTCGCTCACCGTACTCACCAACCCGAAGGAGTGAACGTGAGCCTCGAACCCACCCTCAAACACCTGAGCCAGCGCGAGTTGTCGGAGCGCTGGACCATCGCCGAGACCACGCTGGAGCGCTGGCGCTCGATGGGCATCGGCCCGGTCTACGTGAAGCTGCCCGGACGCGTGGTCTATCGCATCACCGATGTCGACGCCTACGAGCGCCGTTGCCTGCGCCGCAGCACCAGCGAGTCCGTCCTGGTCGGAGGTGCCGCATGAGCACGACGCCTCTGCACATTGCCGCCACTCGCCCGGCCGGCCACTTGTCCCGCAAGAGCGCCGAGGAGTTGTTCGTCCTCAAGCACGAAGCGGTGCGCGCGCTGACGGCGGCCAAGAACGTCGTTGAGCATCTGGATCGCGCGCTGGAGCTGAAGTACGCCGATCGCGCCCAGCTGTTGCGCCTGAAGGCAGGCAAGGACACCGGTGCGGTGACCTTCGAGGACGGTACCGTCAAGGTCACCGCCGACCTGCCCAAGCGCGTCGAGTGGGATCAGGAGCGCCTCGCCACCATCGCCCAGCAGATTGCCAAGGGCGGCGATGATCCGGCCGAGTTCATCGAGATCGCCTATCGGGTCTCGGAGACCAAGTTCAACGCCTGGGCCGAGTCGTTGCGCAAGGCCTTTGAGCCGGCACGCACGGTCAAGACCGGCAAGCCGAGCTTCAAGCTGGTGGTGCAGGCCGACGAACTCGATCGCCGCGCGCAGGTGTCGGCATGAGCACCGTCGCCACGCTTCGCGCCGTTGCCGCAACACCCGGGCTGCCGATCATCACGGCCGATCAACGGCTCGCCGAGCGCCGCGGGATCAAGGGTGTGCTCGCCGGCAAGTCGGGCTTGGGCAAAACCAGCCAGCTGTGGACGCTGGATCCGCAAGCCACGCTGTTCTTTGATCTCGAGGCCGGCGATCTGGCCGTGGAAGGCTGGACGGGCGATGCGGTGCGGCCACGCACCTGGTCGGAGTGCCGCGATTTTGGGGTGTTCATCGGCGGACCCAACCCGGCGCTGCGCGATGACCAGCCCTACAGTTCGGCCCACTTCGAGGCGGTCTGCCAGCGCTTCGGCGACCCCGGCGCCATCGATCGCTATCAGACGATCTTCGTGGACTCGATCAGCGTCGCCGCGCGCCTGTGCCTGCAGTGGTGCAAGGGACAGCCGCAGGCCTATTCGGACCGCACCGGCAAACCCGACGCGCGCGGCGCTTATGGCTTGCTCAGCAGCGAGATGATCCAGTGGCTGACGCACCTGCAGCACGCCCGCGGCAAGAACGTCTGGTTCTGCTGCCTGCTCGACGAAAAGCTCGACGAGTTCAACCGGCGCATCTACTCGCTGCAGATCGAGGGCGCCAAGACCGGACTGGAGCTGCCGGGGATCCTCGATGAGGTGATCACGCTGGCCGAATTGAAGGCTGACGACGGTTCCAGCTACCGCGCCTTCATCTGCCAGACGCTGAACCCCTGGGGATTTCCGGCCAAGGACCGCTCTGGCCGGCTCGACCTGATCGAGGAACCGAACCTCGCGCGGCTGATGGCCAAGATCGCCGGCCCGCGTCCCGGAGGCGCGCCGCGCCTGGACTTCACCGCCGGCCCCGTCACGCCGCCTGCCGCCCCTGCTGCCCTGCCCACTCCCGCCGAATCCCCGGCGGCGACGCCCACCTTCGCCTGAGGAACCCCACCATGAGCTACTTTGATTTCAACAGCGCCGAGGACTCGGCGCAGAACCAGCCACTGATCCCCAAAGGCGCGCTCGCCAAGGTGCGCCTGTTCATCCGCCCCGGCGGCCACAACGATCCGGCCAAGGGCTGGACCGGCGGCTACGCGCGCCGCAGCGCCGACACCGGCGCGGTGTATCTGGACTGCGAGTACAGCGTGCTCGACGGTCCGTATGCGCGGCGCAAGCTGTGGACGCTGATCGGGCTGCACTCTGAGAAGGGCGACGCCTGGATGAAAATGGGGCGCGCGTTCATCAAGGGCATCCTCAACTCCGCGCACGGACTGCGCGCCGAGGACGACAGTCCAGCCGCGCAGGCCAAGCGTCGTATCGAGAGCTTCGCGGATCTCGACGGTCTGGAGTTCGTCGCCAAAATCGATGTCGAGCGCGACGATCGCCAGGGCGAGAAGAACGTCGTCAAGGGCGCGGTGGGTCCGGAGCACAAGGACTACGCGGCCCTGATGCACGGTGGACACGGCGCCGCGCCAGTGACCGGTGGCGGATCGGGCTCGCCGCTTCCCCCACCTGCAGCGGCGCGCGCCAGCGTCCCGACGCGACCCGCCTGGGCGCAGTAACGGAGGCGCCCCGTGATCCTTCGTCCGCGCCAAGCGGTCCTGGTCGAGCGCTCCCTTGCAGCGCTCCGCCAGCACCAGAACACCCTCGCCGTCGCGCCGACCGGCAGTGGCAAGACCGTCATGCTGTCGGCCGTCGTCGGTCGCATGCTGGCTGAGCCGGATGCCAAGGCCTGCGTGCTGGCGCACCGCGACGAGCTGACGGCCCAGAACCAGGCCAAGTTCGCCCGCGTCAATCCCGGCATCTCGACCTCGATCGTCGATGCCGACGCCAAGTCGTGGTCGGGCCGCACTACCTTCGCGATGGTGCCGACGCTGACGCGCGAGGCCAACCTCGCGCAGATGCCCATGCTCGACTTGATCGTGGTCGACGAGGCGCACCACGCGACCGCCGCGAGCTATCGCCGCATCCTCGACGCCGCGCAGTCCAAGAACAGCCGACTGCAGGTGTTTGGCGTGACCGCCACGCCCAATCGTGGCGATGGCGTCGGCCTGCGGGCGGTGTTCTCCAATGTCGCCGATCACATTCGCTTGGGGGAGCTGATCGCCTCGGGCCACCTGGTGCGCCCGCGCACCTTTGTCGTCGATCTTGGGGTCCAAGGAGAACTGAGCCAGGTCCGCCGCTGCGCCAGCGATTTCGATATGTCGGCGGTCGAGGCCATCCTCAACACCGTGCCGATCACGCAGCAGGTGATCGAGCACTGGCGCGCCCATGCAGACGGTCGCAAGACCCTCGTGTTCTGCTCGACGGTCGCCCATGCCGAGGATGTGGCGCGCGCATTCGGCGCCGCCGGCATCGCGTCCGTGGTCATCCATGGCGAGTTGCTGGCCGCCGAACGCAAAGCGCGACTGACCGCCTACGAGCGTGGCGAGGTCCAAGTCGTCGTCAACGTCGCGGTGCTGACCGAAGGCTATGACTACACGCCGACCAGTTGCATCGTGCTGCTGCGTCCCAGTTCGCATAAGTCGACGCTGATCCAGATGGTCGGACGCGGGCTGCGCACGGTCGATCCCGCCGAGCACCCGCACGTCGACAAGACCGACTGTGTCGTTCTCGACTTCGGGACAGCCTCGCTGATGCATGGTCGGCTGGAGGAGGACACGCACCTCGATGGTCGCGAGCCCGGCGCAGCGCCTACCAAGGAATGTCCGAACTGCGCGGGCTCGGTGCCGCTACGGGTGACCGAGTGCCCGCTGTGTGGTTACGTCTGGGAACCAACCGAGCGCCCGGATGCGCGCTTGCCGGTCGGCGCGTTTGCGATGACCGAGATCGATCTCTTGAGCGGCTCCAACTTCAGTTGGGTCGATCTGTTCGGGGCTGGCGATACCCTGGTGGCGGCAGGTTTTGAGTCCTGGGCCGGCGTGTTCGGGATCGACGGTCGCTGGTATGCCCTCGGCGCCGCCAGTAGTGAACCGGTGCGACTGCTCGCGCATGGCGATCGGTTGATTGGCCTGGCGAAAGCCGACGACTGGCTCAATGCCCACGAGGCCGCGGACGCCGCGCACAAGACCAAGCGCTGGCTCGGCGATCCGCCGACCGACAAACAACTCGCGCATCTGCCGGCGGCGGCCCGGCAGGATTTTGGGCTCACGCGCTACCAGGCGAGCGCCCACCTGTGCTTTCGGTTCAATCGCAGCGCGATCCAGCGGTTGATCTGGCAAGCGCACACCGGTGATCTGCGGAGGGCCGCATGAATGCCCTCACACTCGACCTCTATCCCCGCATCGAGTTCATCGCCGCCGCGCCTCAGTTGCGCGATCTGCAGCAGTCGGGTCTCTGGGCTGCGCTATCAGCCCACCAGCGACACCTGGCGGAGGTTGAACCGGACAGCGATAGCGATGCGGTCAGCACGGTTCTGCTCGAAGACCTGCTCAAGCGTCTACATCGCGCTGTGTCAGCAGTGGGAGGTACCCATGTTGGCACCTGACCGCATGCAGAAAATGGAAGCGCAGGCGCGCGAACGCTGCCTGGGCGCGCTCGGTGATGTGGTCGCCGAGATCGGCATGGAGCGCGCGCTGGCTGACTATTCCAAACCCGAAATCCTGCGCTTGGTGCAGGCGATCGTCACCGCTTTTCAGGCCGCCATGCGCCAGGTCGGCGAGGAAACGCTCGCTACCGAGCGCGCGCACTTTGCGGCCCAAGGCCTGACACACCCGGACGACGAGGCGCCCTTCTGATGCTCGACTTCAATCACCGACCTTCCCTGTCCGAGCAGATCAGCGCAGCCATCGACACGGCGCTGCAGGCTGAACGTGCGGCTCAGACGCCGCGGGACTACCTCGGTGCCAGCCGTGTCGGCGCAGCCTGCGAGCGGCAACTGCAGTACGAATACGCCGGAGCACCGGTCGACGCCGGGCGCGAGTTCAAAGGCTCGCTGCTGCGCGTATTCGATGCCGGTCATATGTTCGAGGACCTGGCCATTCGCTGGCTGCGTGCGGCGGGATTTGATCTCGTGACGCGCACCGCGGGCGGCGAGCAGATCGGGTTCGCGGCGGCCGGCGGACGCCTGCGCGGTCATGTCGACGGCATCGTGGTGGCGGCACCTGCGCACCTCAACTGTGCGCTGCCGATGCTGTGGGAATGCAAGACCATGCACGACGCCAGTTGGAAGGACACCGTCAAGCACGGCGTCGCGCGCTCAAAGCCGGTGTATGCGGCGCAGATCGCGCTCTACCAGGCCTACCTGGAACCCCTGATTCCGGGCATCAGTGCCAATCCGGCGCTGTTCACCGCGATCAACAAAGACAACCAGTCGCTGCACTTCGAGTCTGTCGACTTCGATGCGGAACTGGCGCAGCGCATGAGCGATCGCGCGGTGCGGGTGCTCGATGCCACCGCAGCGCACGAGTTGCTGCCGCGCTGCGCGACATCGTCCACGCATTTCGTCTGCAAGTCGTGCGCGTTCCAGGATCGCTGCTGGAGTCAGCGATGACGCAGTTGCTGGACTTCAATGACGCGGCGGAGCCGACGCGGCGCAGCATCGACGCGGACTTGATCCGCGACGGTCTGCTCGATCGACTGGAATCGATGCTGCGCGCCTATTTGCCCGCGGGCGTTTTTCGCGCCGGCAAGTTCCTGGTCGGCAATGCGCGCGGCGAGCCAGGCGACTCGCTGTCGGTGTCGCTGGATGGACCCAAACGCGGCCAGTGGTATGACTTCGCGACCTCGCAGGGTGGCGATCACATCGAGTTGTTTGCGCAGGCGCAGGGGCTGTCGGCGCGCAGCGATTTTCGGGAAGTGCTGGAGCGCGCGGCGCAGTGGTTGGGTACAGCACCAACGGGTGTGAGCGAGTCGGTGTCGGTTCGTGCGGCGCCACAGCGTGCTCGCCCGCGCTCAGCCGACGCGCCGGACCTCGGGCCGCCGACCGCCAAGTGGGACTACCTGGCCGCTGACGGCGCGCTGCTGGCGTGCGTCTATCGCTACGAGCCCGAGCCTTGCGCTAAGGAGTTCCGGCCGTGGAACGTGCGCACGGGCCGGTTCGAGGGGTTGGATCCGCGACCGCTGTACAACCAGCCGGCTCTCGCGCGCGCCGAGACCGTGATCCTCGTTGAAGGTGAGAAGTGCGCACAGGCGCTGATCGACCTTGGCATCTGCGCGACGACGGCCATGCACGGAGCGCGCGCGCCGGTCGACAAAACGGACTGGTCGCCGCTGGCCGGCAAGGACGTGCTGATCTGGCCGGACAAGGACAGCCCGGGCTGGGACTACGCGATCGCCGCCAGTGAAGCGATTGTCGCCGTTGGCGCGCGCAGTTGCGCGATCTTGCTACCGCCAGAGGATCGCAATGAGGGTTGGGACTGTGCCGACGCCGTTGTCGAGCAAGTCGATGTGCCGGCGTTCATTCGCGACGCCGAGCGCATGGTCATCCATGGCCCGGCCTTGCCCAGCGCGCAGGATGACGCGGAACAGACACCGGCCGCGGTCTGGGGCACCGAAGACGGAATGGCGTTGCACTTCACGGCCCGCTACGCGCCGGACTGGCGCTATGTCGCCGCCTGGGGCCAGTGGCTGGTGTGGACCGGCATGCGCTGGGTACCCGAAGCCACCCTGCGCGCCACCGACCTGATCCGCGCGGTGTGTCGCCAGCACGCGCTGGAGGCGGACTCGCCGCGACTCGCGGCCAAGCTCGCGGCCAGTGGCACTGTCGCCGGCGTCGAACGCCTGGCACGCAGCGATCGCCTGCACGCGGCCAACGCGGACGAATGGGATGCCGATCCCTGGCTGCTGAACACGCTGGGTGGCGTCGTCGATCTACGTAACGGCAACGTGCGGCCGCACGACCGCGCCGACCGCATGACCAAGCTGGCGGCCGCGCGCCTGGGTGATGTAGGCGCCTGTCCGACCTGGCGCAAGTTCCTGGTCGAGTGCACCGGTGGCGACAGCGAACTGATCGACTACCTGCAGCGCATCTGCGGCTATTGCCTGACCGGGCAGACCCGCGAACACGCGCTGTTCTTCCTCTACGGCACCGGCGCCAACGGCAAGAGCGTGTTCGTCAATACGCTAAGCGCGTTGCTCGCGGAGTACGCCACGCATGCGCCGATGGAAATGTTCATGGAGACCCGCTCCGATCGTCACCCGACTGATCTGGCCGGTCTGCGCGGCGCGCGCCTGGTGTCCTCGGTCGAAACCGAGCAGGGCCGACGCTGGAACGAGAGCAAGATCAAGACGCTGACCGGCGGCGACAAGGTCTCGGCGCGGTTTATGCGCCAGGACTTCTTCGAGTACATCCCGCAGTTCAAGTTGCTGATCGCCGGCAATCACAAGCCCTCGATCCGCAACCTCGACGAGGCCATGCGCCGCCGCCTGCAACTGATCCCGTTCACGATCACCGTGCCGCCCGACCGACGCGACAAGCAACTCGAAGACAAGATCTGGCGCGAGCGCGATGCCGTGCTGGCGTGGATGGTCGAAGGTTGCCTGGCCTGGCAACGCACCGGCCTGCGTCCGCCACGCTGCGTCGTTGAAGCCACCGATGACTACTTCGAGAGCGAAGACGCGCTCGGTCGTTGGATCGAGGAGCGCTGCTTCGTCGAACGCGTCGCGCGCGCCACCGCCGCGGATCTCTTCGAGGACTGGCGCGCCTGGGCGGAAAAGGCCGGCGAGTTCGCCGGCTCGATCAAGCGCTTCTCCGAACTCCTCACCAACCGCCGATTCGAGCGCGCCAAGTTCAGCGGCGGCACGCGCGGATTTGTCGGCATCTCGCTACGCCCCAAACCCGTCGGCCCGCTGCCGTACCGCGACGACTGACCCTACCCGGAGGACACCATGAACCCCACGATCCTGGCGCTCGACCTTGGCACGCAGACCGGGTGGGCGATCGCCGACCCCAGCGGCGCCATCAGCAGTGGCACGCAGAGCTTTCGGCCGCAGCGATTCGAAGGCGGCGGCATGCGCTACCTGCGTTTTCGTCGCTGGCTCGATGAGATGCACCAACTGACGTTGATAGGTGAGGTCCACTTCGAGGAAGTGCGCCGGCATCAAGGTGTCGACGCAGCCCATGTCTACGGTGGACTGCTGGGTCAGCTGAGCGCTTGGTGCGAGCAACACCAGATCCCCTATGCCGGCGTACCCATCGGCACCATCAAACGTGCGGTGACGGGCAGCGGCAATGCCAGCAAAGCCGCGGTGATCGCTGCGGTGGAGCGGCGCGGGTTTGCACCAAAAGACGACAACGAGGCCGATGCGATCGCGCTCCTGCTGTGCGTCTCGGCGCGCGCCACGACACCCAACGCCAGGGAGGCCGCATGAGCCTCACCCGTCCCATCGCCAAGATCCGCATGCCGGCCACCGCCAAAGAACTCGCCGCGATGCTCGAAGAAGCCTCACGCACCGCCCGCAAACTCCCACCCGCCGGCCCCCGCGGCTACGCCTCGATCTGGCCCCAGATCCCCCGCAGCGCCAGCGAGAGGTTCGCGACCGACGACCGCCCCGTGTTCTTCCCACCCAGCGGCGCCGCCATCGACCGGATGCTCGCCTGCTTCGAGTGGGTCAGCGCGCTCGAAGAAGGCCAGCGGCATCTACTGTGGAAGCGCGCCAGCCACGAGCCGTGGAAGGACATCTGCGCTTGGATGGGGTGCGACCGGACGACGGCTTGGCGGCGGTGGAATGGGGCGCTGGAGGCGGTGCTTGGAGTCAAGTCGTCTGCTCCAGTTCGTCATGCTCGCGAGATTCGAAGCGACAGTCGCGCTATGCGCACGGCCGCGCCGCGAGAAGGACAGGAGCGGCAACAGTTCCTGGCGACTCCACGCTGCGCATGCGACTGTGAATGACAAGGAACGGCCAAAAGCAGACATCCGACAGACGTCCCTCAACCTGTGGCGAGTACTGACGCGCCGCCGGCGAGAGCCCTCTGGTTCTGATGCGTTGGCGGCGTGCATTGAGAAACCCGTTCGCCAGCCGATGTACATACTCGACCAGCAGGAGGGCGCGGTGTGCCCCGAACCCCGCTCCGCGCCCGCCGCTGAGGTCACCGGACCTCGGTAAGTGGCGCTGGCATCGCTTCGACGTGCGCGCCGATCAGGCGGGCAATGTAATGGGTTCTTCACACAGGAAGGGGCGTGATGATCCTCCCCGATGCGGTTCTGCGCGTAAGCGAGGAGTGCCCAGGTTCTTTGCCGGAAGCGGGATGGCAGGGGGCACGCGCATGAAGCGGATCACGCAGAAGAAACGGGGAACCCGAATGAACAAATCGTGTGGAAAGCAACATCGTGCATGCACGCCCGAGTGTCGGGCTTCGAATAGTGTCGAGGGTGAAGCAGGTCATCCGGGAGATGCGGCCAAGATCCGGATTCGCCCGTCTTCGTCGCTCGCGCCGATGTGCCTGGCGCTGATGGCGGCAATGGGTTTGGGCGCCCGTGCCAGCGAGGCGCTTGCCAGCACGGGTGGGGAGCTTTGCTCGCCCGGGACTCAGGGGGATCTGGAGGTGGAGTTCATCAACAACTCCAGCCAGCCCGTCAGCTTCCACTGGATGCAGTTCGACTGCACGGAGGGCGGAGGCCCGGTGCTGGCGCCCGGACAAAGGGAAACGGGCATCTCCCATCCCGGCCACATCTTCCGGGCGCGTGGTGCGGGCGAGCAGGCCCTGCGCCATTTCGTCGTGTCGGACGACAACCCCGCCTTCGTGGTGGACGATGCCCTGATCGCCCACGTGGCCGAGCAGGGCGAGCCATACACCGAAGGCAGCTGTTCGCCAAGAAGCGAAGGCCGTTTCAAGGTCGAGTTCGTCAACCTGCTCAACGAACCGATCTCGATGCAATGGATCGGTTTCGACTGCCAGGTCAATGTACTCCGCAAGATTCCCGCCAAGGGCCGAACCGAGGAAACCACCTTTCCCGGCCACGTGTTCCGGTTCGTCGATTCGACCGGACGCCAGTTGCGTTCGGTCGACGTGGCTACCGATGAGTTGATCTACCTGATCTCGGAGCACTGATCGAAAGCCCGTGGCGCAGGCATGGCCGGTTGCGGACGATGATCCTTTCCGCCGCCATGTTGCGCGTTGGAAGACGAGGCCGGTCCCGATGACGGGATGCCTCTTCCGACGACAACTGGAAAAGCGAATGACACCAGCACTTGAACATAGGGGATCTAGGCTTGGTTGGCTTCAGCCCTGCGACGGCGGACAGGCTCGCTGGGCTCAACGCGGTCATCCGATCCGGATTCTGGAGAAGGACCAGCTGGGCTTGAGGGACAAACTGCGATCCAGGTCGTGATGGCCTTGGTCATCTTTCCAATCAATTGATGAAATGAGAAGCACATGAAAAATGCCAACATGAAGTTCGCAATCGTGGCTCCGCTTCTGATCGTTGCCGCTTACTCACCAACTGCTGCCGCACAGTCGGGCGTCATTGAATCGGACCAGTTCTTCATCCAGATCATCAAGGATTTCGAAAGCGTCTGGGATGACAGAGGGTCTGGCGCCAAGCGCGATGTGACCATTCTTCGCCCCAAAGCGCCTGCTGGCTTCTACACCGTGGGGCATGTCGCCGTACCGCGATATCAAATCGACGGAAGGCGTACGCCGTTCACGATCGTGATCAAGCCAAAGCCGGGATTCGAACGGTTTCTCGCTGCGCCCACTCGCTTTGAATGGGTCTACGACGACGCCGGTACCGGCGCTGATCGTGACCTCGCAATCTATGCCGCCGAGTGTCCCAGCGGTTTCGTTGCATTGGGTGCGATCTCCACGCCCGGCGGTACGGACAATCCCTCTGATCCATCCTTTCGATGCGTCAGTCGTTCGGTGGTGATGCGCGCGCAATGGGACCAGAAGTCGATCTGGGATGACGCCGAATCTGGCGGCGACCATGGCGTCGGACTGTGGCGCACCACTTACAAGGGACCGCGCACGCCCAACTCATTCGTGATGCTCAGCAACGGTTTCTGGCCGACCAAGGATGCATCGACTCCGGATATCAACGATGCGTGGGCCCTGTCGTTTTCGTTCAACAATCTGAAGAATCCGTTTGGCGAGCTGCCCAGTGATCTGGCCTCACAGATCGACAAGCCGAAGTTGACGGGTCCGAGATGGGAGGGCGGGTCTGGCAAGCACACGACCTCACGGAAGTATCCGGTGCCGTTTTTCGTTGTGGACGACCCCCTCTACGACTACGTCGAGCAATGGCTGAACTCGCCGACCTACACGATCAATCGCACGGTCTCGTATGTCCTCGTTGACGACTACGACAATACCGGCTGCGCGGTGCGCGGAACGGAAGCGGATGAATTCAGCGTCAGCATGGAGGTGGGCATTGAAACGGAAAGCAACTGGTCCGCATCCTTCGGGTCGAGCATTTCGTCCAGCGTGGGCGCTGAGCTGTCCCTGGAGCCCATAGGCATAGGCGGTTCGGTGACGGCATCGGTCACTGCCGAGTTCAGCAGTTCGTTCGGCTTTGGTGGGGCGAGCACGACCATCAACTCCCGGACTATCACAAAAACGCACAAGGTCCCCAAGGGAACCTATGCCGCACTGTTCCAGCGCAAGAGTACCTATGAGGTGTTCCGCGCCGACGGAAGCAAGGTCGAGGGCGGTGCCACTTCATATGGCGACGAAAACCATGTGTTCGAAGGCTGGTCGCCGCCAGGCTGGAATGCCAGCAATCCCTGCGGCACCGCGTTCGCAGGCGGATTTCCGCTTCAAGGCGGCACCTCCGTGGTTCGCGGCCAGCGCTATACCTCGAACAGTGGCGCTCACTACATGGAGTTCCAGGGCGATGGCAATCTGGTTGTCTACGACGCTGCCGGCAGCTATGTCTGGGGACTCAACAAGGTGATTGGCAACAGGTACCAGGGAGTCAAGACGGTCGTCATGCAAAGTGATGGCAACCTGGTCGCCCGAGGCGATGGCGACGCTTTCATCTGGTCCGCATTTTCGGTTACGCAGCCATCCGGGAGTACGCTCAATCTCGCGCCAAACGGCGCACTGCAGATTGTTCATCCGGACGGCAAGATCGCCTGGTCGTCCCTCCCGTAAGGGACCTCGGAACCATTTGCGGCTCCCGTGTCCGAACAAGTCCAGGACGGGCTTGTTCGGATTCAAGGCTGCCCCGCCCGGGTGTCGTGCAAGCGCATCAGGGCGGCTTGCAGCCGCAGCAACGGGTCACAGCAACAGATCGCGGAATGCGGAGGTAGGCGGGTAGGCAGACTCCAGCCGTGGCCGGTATTGGCGTTCCAGGGCTTCGGCCTCGGTGATCCCACCGGCCGCCCGCAGCGCGCGGGCATATATCAGCGCGTAGCGTGCGGCGCGCGGGTGTCCGGCCCCCCTGTCGCGCGAAGTGATCTCATACGCCGACTGGTCCAGACGCAGCGCACCTGCGGCATCGCCACGCGCGCGCAGGATCATTGCGCGGGTGGCGGCGGCACGGGCATGCAGTTCGGGTTCGACGTGGCTGCCGGCGGCTTCGACCTGATCGAGCAGCCATGCGGCTTCTTCATGCTCGCCACGCAGCACATGCCAGTGCGCCAACGGCAGGCGCGCATAGGCGAGCGGACCCTCGGCGATATCCCACTGGCTGCGGACGGCAATTACGGAATCCAGCCATGCACGGACCTCATCGCTGGCGTTGCCGGAGGCGAGCAATGTCGTGGACAGCACGACACGGATCACCTGCAGCAGGTGGCTGTCACGCTCGCCAACTGCCGCAGCCTGGATATCGTGCGACTGGCGCAGCAGTTGCTCGGCGGCATCGAACTGGCCTCGTTCATACGCGAGCAGCCCGGCGCTGAACAATGCCCGTCCGTATTGCGTGCTGCCCGGACCATTGTGGCGCAGGATGTCCGGCAACCCTTTGGCGAACAGGGCATCAGCCTCTTCGAAAAGCCCGGCGTCGCCGAGGAATCGGGCCAGCATGACGCGGTCGGTGGCCAGCACCGAGCTGCCTTCGCCGAACAGTTCACGGGTCAGCGCCAGTCGCTCCCGCGCGACGCCGTTGGCAGCCTCATATTCGCCGCAGTACATCAGCAGGCTGCCAAGTTCGATCAGCAGCAATCGATATTCGTTGGTATGTGTCGTGCCGGCCTGCGCATGCAGTGCCTGTGCCTGTCTGCAGTAGTCCAGGGCCTTCCTGAACTCGCCGGTGCCTGCGACGACCGCACATAGGTCAGCATGGCTTCTGGCGATCGCCCGCGTGTCGGCGCCGCCGGCTTCCCGCAATGCCAATGCCTTGCGCGCAGCATGGATGGCCTGGTTTTCCTTGCCGCTTGTATTGAGCGTCAATGCGAGCGTGCCGTAGGCATCGGCGAGCAGAAGCGCATCGTCGTCTGCATGGCGGATGACCAAATCGAATGCACGCTTTGCGGCATCCTCGGCCTCAGCGGTGGAGCCCTGCGAGGTCTGGAGGCTCGTGGCTTTCGCGCGCAGGCTGCGGGCTGCGGCAATGGGATCGTTTACGGCGGGATCAAGATTCAGCTGCGCTGCGGCTTCCAGCAATGGTGCTCCCGCGCTGCCTTCGTTGATGCCGCGATAGGCATTGCCCAGCGCCTCGAGCAAACGGGCACGCACACGCGGCTGATCGACCAGCTCCTCGTCGACCCGGTCCCGCCCGCGGTCGAGTACCTCGCGTGCGCTGAAATCATGGCGTTCGGCCTGCGTGGGGTCGGACAGCGAAAACACGGAAACCAGAAACGCGGCGGCGCGTTCGGCCACCTCGGCCTGCAGGCGCGCCTCGTGCTCCGCTTGCAGGGTGCGCCAGGTGAACCCCGCAATGACCGCCAGCAATACCGCAGCAGCCATCAGTGGCCAGCGGTTGCGATGCACGAAAAGCTGCGCGTGATACGTCCATCGACCCTGTCGCGCGTTGACTGGGCGCGCCTCAAGGAAGTTCCTGAGGTCATCGGCCATTTCCCGCACCGAGGCATAGCGCTGTTCCGGCACCAGGCGAAGCGCTTTCAACACGATGGCGTCGAGATCGGCCGGGATCCGGCCCGCCATCTCCGGCCCTGTCGGCGTAGTTGCCCCCGGCTGTGACGTGGTGGTGCGCGTGGCCTGGCGGCTGGGCGGAGTCACAACGCCGGAGAGGATGGCGCGGGCGCGCGCATGGTCGGAGGTGAGATGCGCAAAGGGGTGTGTGCCGGTCAGCAGCTCGTAGAGGATCACACCCAGCGACCAGACGTCGCTGGCCGTACCGAGCGGCTGGGCCTGAATCTGCTCGGGGCTGGCGTAGGCTGGCGTCATGACGCCAGTGGAGGTGGCGAGCAACGCTTCGGTATCCAGCAGACGGGCAATGCCGAAATCCAGCAGCTTCGGTTCGCCGCTGCTATCGACGAGAAGGTTGGCCGGCTTGAGGTCGCGATGGATGATCAGGCGTTCGTGCGCGTAGGACACCGCGGCACAGACCTTGAGGAAGAGCGCGACGCGGGCGCGAAGGTCGAGGCCATTGGCATCGCACCAGCGATCGATGCTCCCGCCTTCGACATATTCCATGGCCAGGAACGGATTGCCCTCCGCATCGATGCCCGCATCCACCAGGTAGGCGATGTTCGGGTGATTCAGACTGGCGAGAATGCGTTGCTCTTCCTGAAAGCGCGTGTGCTGTCCAAGGGAGCCGGCGCGCAGGCATTTCAGTGCGACGCGCTGACAAGCGCCGCCGACTTCGCGTTCGGCCAGCCACACCACGCCCATGCCGCCTTCGCCGATCCGCTTGACCAGGCGATAGTGGCCCTGCGTCGCCGTAGTGATGCGAAGGTTCCGGGTGAGGCGATCGGTGGCCTGGGCGACCAGTTCGGGTACGTCGTCGAGCACCGTGTTAGAGGCCGCTTCGATCAACCAGTCCACTTCGCGGCGCAGATCGGTGTCCGCGCCGCATTGGGTTTCGAGATAGGCGTCGCGTTCCTCCGGCAGACGCTCCAATGCCTGGTGCACGATGGCCTGGGCGCACGCATAGCGCTCGTCACTCATCCGCCAACTCGCGTTGCAGCCAGGCTCGCGCCATGCGCCAGTCGCGTATCACGGTGGGGCGCGCGACGCCGAGCACGTCGGCGATTTCCTCCAGTTCAAGCCCGGCGAAGAATTTCAGGTCCACGACCTGGGCCTGGCGGGTACTGACGCCCGCCAACCGTTCGAGCGCACTGTCGAGATCGATGAAGTCGACCGCTGTTTCCGGCAGGTCGATTTCGTCGATGTCGATGCGCTCATTCGAGAATGGACGTTTGGAGGCCATCCGCCGCCGCGCATGATCCACCAGTACCCGGCGCATCATTTGCGCCGCGATATACAGGTACTGCGCGCGGTTGGCCGGATCCATCCCATGTTGTTCGACCACCCGCATCCATGCTTCGTTGACCAGTGCCGTGGTCTGCAGGGTGTGACACTCGCGTTCGCCACGCATGGCGCGTGCTGCCAGAGCCTTCAGTTCAGCATAGATCAGCGACGAGCAGAGGGCATCCGAATGTGGCGATACCGGATGTTTTTCTGCATCGGCATCGCAAGGGGAAGACGGCATTCAGGAGGAAATGAGAGGTGCGGGCAATGAACTAAGCCCGAGTATTTCACGTGGTAGAAGTAACGACGGCGTGAGATTCCTTTATTGACACTTGCGGATATGCGTGACGCCTTCAGAACTCTGCCTGCTTCCAGAATGCGGTAATCAACTGGGGGCGTCGCTGCATCCGGCCAGAAGCGAACCGCAACACCTCGTTCCGGCAATCAGCCAACGCCGGACCCAAGGCACACCGCGACACGACGTCGGCTCGAGTTGTCGGCATCCTCGAGGTTCCGGTATGAGCGGCTAGAATGATTTCCCGTCCGCGTGGAGCTCGGACTTGCCGCCTTGAGGTTACTGGATTGGAACGGTACGGCATGCCCCCGTTGACCTTGTCTCCATTCCTTTGGCGGATCCTTTCATGCATGTTGGCCGGCTGCGGTGGCGAAGGCCTGCCATCAAGCAGCGGCTTGGCGCTCGAAGACTCGAGCAGCAGTTCGTCGGGCAGCAGTAGCAACACCTCTGGGCCGTTCACGCATCCCATCAGCCGCGAGCCGGACGCGCCGCTCGTCAGCTTGCATAGTGATGAAGACCGGATCCACTACAGTCTCTACAGCGAACGCGGTGCGACCAGCGCGCGCAACATCGTGCCGGACTTCTCGCACGCCGGTTACCGGGGCGGCGGTATCGGCTTGCCTGGCCGGGAAAGCATTCCGGTGCGCAAGACCCTCGCGCCGGCTACCGAAGGCGATGACGCCCCGCGCATCCAGGCGGCGATCGACGCGGTTTCCCGTCTAGGGGCGGACAGCCGCGGCCTGCGCGGCGTGGTGCTGCTGAAGCGTGGCCATTACAGGCTGGACAATACCCTGGTCATTCGCGTCGGAGGCGTCGTGCTGCGCGGTGAGGGACGAGATGCCCAGGGAACCGTCCTGCGCTCCACGGTCCGCGGGAAGCAGGGCAGGATCATCGAGGTAGGCGGCTATGAGCCCCGGATGCCGCATTCGGCGACCGATGCGCGCCGGACGGCGATCACGACACCTTACGTGCCGGTGGGGGCGATGCGGATCGGGGTGGCGTCCGCCGCGGGCTACGCTGTCGAAGATCCGATCGCCATCGCCAGGGAACCCAACCAGGCATGGCTCGGACCCCAAGGCGTTGATACCGCGCGCTACCGGTGGAAGGTCGCGGATTACACCATGGTCTACGAACGCGTCGTGAAAGAGGTGGACGGGAACACGCTTACCCTGAATGCGCCCATCGTGGACGCCATCGATGCACGCTTCGGCGGCGGCAGCGTGTATCGCACCGATGTCGCCCGCATCGCCGAAGTGGGTATCGAAGACCTCCGCCTCGAAGGCGATCCAGACACCAGCATCGACAACGGCACCCCGGACACCGGTCCCTTCATCGCGATCAGTTTCGGCGGGGTCCGCGATTCTTGGGTCCGCAACGTCACGGTGCGCTTCGTATCACATGGATTCACAACTCGCAGTGGCGCCCATTTCAACACCTTCGAGGACATTGCCTACCTCGATCCGCGCTTTGGCGAGACCGAGGGCGCCCGCCGCTACGTTTTCCTCTACGAAGGCAACTCCGCCTTCAACCTGACCCAGCGCTGCTTCAACCGGGGAGGGCGGCACACGTTCGTAGTCGGGGCCCAGGTCCCCGGCCCCAACGTGTTCCTGGACTGCGTCGCGGTGGACGACAGCAACGACAGCGGTCCGCACCATCGGTGGTCCACCGGCATCCTGTACGACAACACGAAAGGCTACATGCTGCGCGCGCAAAATCGGCGGGGTAGCGGGTCGGGACATGGCTGGGCCGGCGCCCAGCAGATGTTTTGGAACACCGAGCACGAGGTGTACGTGGTCCACGCTCCACCCTTTGCGATGAACTGGAGCGTGGGACAGCGTGGCACCGTGGCCTCCGGAAAATTTCCACCCGAAGAGCCAGCAGGGATCATCGAGTCAGCCGGCAAGGTGGTGATGCCGCGAAGTCTGTACCTGCAGCAACTGCGGGATCGCTTGGGCGAGCAGGCAGTCCTCGACGTCACCATCGCCGCGCAACGCGAAGGACGGATATGGGACACCCTGTCGACGAAAGCCGGCCAGTAGAATTCTCGCTGGTGGGCACGAAGTTGAAGTCCAGCACATGGAGCCGCTCTCCGATGAACAGCCTGACCCAAAGACCCTTGATGACCGCTTTGGGTCGAGACCGGACGCAAGGGCATTCTTCTGTGGGCTCACATGGGTAGACGTTAAGTCCATGCGCGATCGCTTTTTTGGGCCTACCAGCGCTATCTCGACAGGCTTCGTGAAGGCACCGAACTGGGCGGGCGGTAGCGTGTCAACCGGCAAGAGTGGATAGCTGGGTCGCCTAACATACCTCGTGCACGATAACAGTAGCAATGTTATCGTGCGCAGTGTGCGTTAAAATGACGGAAGCGCCATGACGGACCTCCTCGCCGCCGCGCGAGACTACGTGTACACCGTACTGGGCATTGCCATGGCCGAAGTACAGCCGTGGAAGCATGCATCCGAACTGCCCTACTACCTTCGTGACGCCTTGGACTTTGGCGAGATCGCCTTGCTGGGACACCCGATCGTGCTGGCAATTGCAAGAACCGAGACCGCGCAATCCCTGGGCGAGGTCCGAACGTGGCTGGCGAAGGTGCGGACACTCGCGGGTCGGCCGGCGGTCTACGTCACTGGCGCCATGGCGTCGTTTGAGCGCCGACGATTGATCGAGCAGAAAGTCCCTTTCATCGTCCCTGGCAACCAACTCTATTTGCCCGATCTCGGCATCGACCTGCGTGAGCACTTCAGGCAACGCACACCCGCTCCCGATGCGACCCTGAGTCCCGCTACGCAGGCCATGCTCATTGCCGCTCTTTTGCGGAAGCCCTGGCAAGTTGAATGGCAAGCGTCGATGGTGGCGGATGCTCTGGGCTATACACCGATGACCACCTCGCGGGCCGTCAGGGAACTGTCCGCGGCCGGTCTCGCTGACGCATACACGATGGATCGCTCGCGGTGGCTGCGCATGACGCTGCTACCGGCGCAGACCTGGGAGCGCGCGCAGCCTCTGCTGCGAACGCCAGTCAAGCGGACCGTGTGGGTGGCTTACCCTGATTCGACTGGCCATCACGCCGGTCGCTTGGCCGGCATGAGCGCCCTCGCGCGCCACTCGATGCTTGCTGAGCCCCAGTGGCGGGTGTACGCGGTGAGCGCCGCGGAGTGGAAGGTCGCCACAGGCGACGGCGCTCACGAACTGCCTGAGTACACGCCTGGCGCCCAGCAATGGCAGGTGTGGAGCTACTCGCCAACCTTGGTGCCCGATGCCGATACCGTGGACCCGCTCTCGCTGGCGCTGAGTCTGCGGGACAGCACCGATGACCGGGTGCAACTGGCCCTGGACGAACTGAAGGGACAATTCCCGTGGTGAGGGGTCTGGATATCTTCCGGCAGTGGTTTGCAGCCTTCGCCAACCAATACGTGCTGATCGGCGGTACCGCCGCAAGCTTGACCATGGAAGAGGCGGGGTTGCCTTTCCGCGCCACCAAGGATCTCGACATCGTTCTGCATGTCGAGGCGCTGACCCCGGTCTTCGGCGAGGCGTTCTGGAGGTTCATCGACGCCGGCGGGTACCAGATTCGTCAGTCCAGCACCGGCAAACCGATCTTCTATCGATTTCAAAAGCCGTCCGACGAGCGCTACCCGGCGATGGTGGAACTGTTTGCTCGCGCGCCGGACGGGCTGCAGCCGGCCGTGGGTAGCCAGCTCACACCGATACCTCTGGACGACGCCGTCTTGAGCCTGTCTGCGATCTTGCTGGACGAGTCTTACTACGAGTTCATCATGGCGGGGCGCCGCGAGGTCGAGGGTCTGCCGTGCGTCGGTGAAGACCGGCTCATTCCGCTGAAGGCGATTGCCTGGCTGGAACTCAGTGAACGAAAGCAGCGGGGCGCCATGGTGGATGCGAAAGACGTGCGCAAACACCTCAACGACGCACTTCGGCTCTCGCAACTGCTGGCGCCGGCCACGCGCATCACGATCGGCGGGAAGATTGCCGAAGACATGACCCGATTCCTCGCGCTGGTGGCGGTCGAACCTGCGATCGACCCGAAAGCACTGCAACTGGGCAACGTCACGGTCACGGAGTTGGTGAACCGAATCGCACAGGCTTACGCGATCGAGTCGGCCAAACTGGCGCAGCGATAGGCGCCACACAGGGCAGCCGACATGCCGCGTCGCGACCGAGTGGCAGATGAGGCAGGTTATGTCGATACCCTCCATACCGTGTACGCGCACACGCGAGGCGTTAACGACATAAACCGCCTCATCTGCCACTCTGGGGTTGAGCCAGTGACAGGTGGGTGCGAAAGCCAAGTCGATCGGGCTCGTGCGGACAATTGCGGGTCGCTGAGGATGATCGGATGAGGTTACCGACGCCTTCGAACTGCTGCGCACGACTGCGGACAACTGCCAAGTCAGCCCGTTTTTCGGCGTGCAACAAATGCCGATGGCGGTGGTAGATTTCGATCCATGCTGGTTCTGACCCCCTCAGACGAGGCTCTGGCGAGATGACCCGAGTGGCGAAGAAGCCACGGTGGCTTTGACGCCACGCTGCCGGGGCAAAAGGGGTCCTTCCTGCGGAAAGATCCATACGGGGGGGACGAGCGCGACGGTTCCTTAGCGTCAGGGTGCGAACTGAGGTTCGCACGGTTCGCAGGTTCGCACCCCACCATCGATTCCACTCCACCCGCCACGGCTTTCGTCGGCGGGTTTTTCGTTTTCAGGACCCGCATCCGCGTGAACGCGCTCCACGTCGAGTACCGCCAGGTCGAGACGCTGATCCCCTACGCCCGCAATCCGCGCACGCACAGCGATGCGCAGATCGCCAAGATCGCCGCCAGCATTGCCGAGTTCGGCTGGACGACGCCGATCCTGGTGGATGCGGTCCAGGGTGTCATCGCGGGCCACGGGCGCTTGGCAGCCGCACGCAAGCTGGGCCTGGCCGACGTGCCGGTGATCGAGCTGGCGCACCTGTCGCCTGCGCAAAAACGCGCGTACGTCATCGCCGACAATCGTCTGGCGCTGGACGCCGGTTGGGTCGAGGAACTGCTGGCGGTTGAGCTCGCGGAGCTGACCGACGCCGGATTCGATCTGGCGTTGACTGGCTTCGACGACGCCGAACTGCATTCCCTGCTCAACGACACCGATGCCGGCGATCCGGAGGAACGCGACGAAGCGCCGCAGGAAGACGATACCGCCGACGAAGTGCCCGACGCGCCGACCGTCGCGGTATCGCGCCTAGGTGATGTCTGGTTGGTCGGTGCGCATCGCCTGATCTGTGGCGATGCCGCGGACCGCAGCGTGATCGACGCGCTGATGCAGGGCGAGCGCGCAGGGCTGTGCTTCACCTCGCCGCCGTACGGCAACCAGCGCGACTACACCTCCGGCGGCATTGCCGACTGGGATGGTCTGATGCGCGGAGTCTTCGCGCCCCTGCCGATGGCCGACGATGGCCAGGTCCTGGTGAACCTCGGCCTGATCCATCGCGACAACGAGTTCATCCCGTACTGGGACGCGTGGCTCGGCTGGATGCGCTCACAGGGCTGGCGTCGCTTCGCATGGTACGTCTGGGATCAAGGCCCGGGCATGCCGGGCGATTGGGCCGGCCGCCTCGCGCCGAGCTTCGAGTTCGTGTTCCATTTCAACCGCGACACCCGCAAGCCGAACAAGACCGTGCCCTGCAAGTTCGCCGGGCAAGACACGCACCTGCGAGCCGATGGATCGTCCACCGCACTGCGCGGCAAGGACGGCGATGTCGGTGGCTGGACCCATGCCGGCCAGCCCACGCAGGACCATCGCATTCCCGACTCGGTGATCCGGGTCATGCGCCACAAGGGCAAGATCGGCGAAGGCATCGACCATCCCGCGGTGTTCCCGGTGGCGCTGCCGCAGTTCGTCATCGAGGCCTACACGGCTGAAGGCGAGGTCGTGTTCGAACCATTCTGCGGCTCTGGCACGACGATCTTGGCCGCGCAGCGTACTGGACGCGTGGCGCGCGCCGTGGAGATCGCGCCTGAGTATGTCGACGTCGCCATTCGCCGGTTTCAGCAGAACTTTCCCAACGAGCCGGTGCGCCTTGAGGCCACCGGACAACCCTTTGCGGTCGTCGCCGCCGCGCGCGCCGCGCCGGAGGCCCCGTGAGCGTGTCGTGGCTGGCCGACAAGATCGCGCCCTGGCCCACCGACAAACTGATCCCCTATGCCCGCAACGCGCGCACCCATTCGGATGCGCAGGTCGCGCAGATCGCCGCCAGCATTGCCGAGTTTGGATTCACAAATCCAATTCTTGCCGGCAGCGATGGTGTGATTGTCGCCGGCCACGGGCGACTGGCCGCTGCGCAGAAACTTGGCCTGGCGTCGGTGCCGGTGGTCGTGCTCGATCACCTCACGGCGACGCAACGCCGTGCCCTGGTCATCGCAGATAACCGCATCGCAGAGAACGCCGAGTGGGACGAAGACATGCTCCGCGTGGAGTTGGCCGACCTGCAAGACGAAGGCTTCGACCTTGACCTGACCGGTTTTGACGCCGATGCACTGGCTGAGTTGATGGCGGGCGAAGAGCCGGTCAACGACGGCCAGACCGATGAGGATGCGGTGCCCGACGTCGGCGAGACGCCGGTATCGCGCCCCGGCGACGTCTGGCGACTGGGTCCGCACCGTCTGCTCTGCGGCGATGCGACGGTGGCCGCGAGCTACGACGCGCTGCTCCAGAGCGAGGCGGTGGACATGGTGTTCACCGACCCGCCCTACAACGTGAACTACGCCAACAGCGCCAAGGACAAGCTGCGCGGCAAGGACCGCGCGATCCTCAACGACAACCTCGGCGACGGCTTCTACGATTTCCTGCTGGCAGCGCTGACGCCGATCCTGGCCCACTGCCGCGGCGGCCTCTACGTCGCCATGTCCTCGAGCGAACTCGACGTGCTGCAGGCCGCATTCCGCGCCGCAGGCGGCAAGTGGTCGACCTTCATCATCTGGGCCAAGCACACGTTCACGCTGGGCCGCGCCGACTACCAGCGCCAGTACGAGCCGATCCTGTACGGGTGGCCCGATGGCGCGCAGCGCCATTGGTGCGGCGACCGCGACCAAAGCGATGTGTGGCAGATCAAGAAGCCGCAGAAGAACGTTCTGCACCCCACCATGAAGCCCGTCGAGCTGGTCGAGCGCGCGCTGCGCAACTCCAGCCGCCCGGGCGATGTGGTGCTCGATCCGTTCGGTGGCTCTGGCACGACGCTGATCGCAGCCGAGAAATCCGGGCGCGTGGCACGTATGATGGAGTTGGATCCGAAGTACGCCGACGTGATCGTGCGCCGATGGGAGGAATTCACCGGCAAGAAGGCTATCCGCGAGGCGGCAGACCAGGATGCATGCGCCAGTTGAATCGGTGCAAAGGCTCTTTGGCGTATTCCTCCTCCGCGATGCGCCGCAGCAGTTGCATCGTGGTGAGATCGCGGGGCAGCACCGTGCACATCAAGCGCACGGCCTGTTCGATGGAGACGTCCGGACGCCGGTTGGCTATCAGCCAACGCAGCGCCTGCTCCCGTTCGGTGGCGGGCGTATTCATCAGGCGGCGATTTCGTCGCAAATTCCGCAGTGGATGACAAAGCCCGTGAGATACGGCAGCCCGCGGGGGATGCCGTAGTTCTTGCTGGTCTGGCGACCAATCGTCCACGCCATCCACCTGCTGGTGGCGGCGGCGATGGCGTCTGGCAGGCTGCGGCCATCGTCGAAGGCATTCAGGACGTCGTCCGCGTAGTGGCGGCCAAATCGGCTGTCGAGGAACGCGCGCACGATGTCGAGGGACTCGCCTGTTGCGTTGGCGACGGCGGTCATCGCCAATGGCCATGCTGCCTCGGCGTGCTCGTTCATCGTCCCGTTGAATCCCCACCCCTCGTTGCGGGTGGCGGGGATGTTGGTGGTCTGGGTCATGGCGGTCTCCTCGGAAGTGGGTGGGTGGCGACGCGTCCATGAACGCGCTGTTCGAGAGAGAAGCCAAGCGTTCTGCCGCAGAATCTTCGAGCAGATTCGAGCTCGTTCAATCGACGATCTCGAAACTCCCCGGGCCGTTGCCCTCGGCACCGGACAGCAGAATCAGCGTCCGTCGCTGGCCGTTCGGCAGCGTGACGACCAGCCCGAAGAACTCCTCGTCAAAGGCGTCTTCGCCGGGGCCGGTTCGCGCCAAGGCGGTGATGGTGCCGCCGACCAAGGGGTGCAGTTGCTGCAGATGAAATTCGGCGTTGCTGGTCATGGGTTGGGCCCTCAGTCGACGCTGCGGTTTGCGTAGGTTTCGGCCTGCGGCTGCGCCGCGCTGGCCACCACCCTGCGGCCTTCCGCCAGTCCGACCTCAAACGCGGCCTGGAGGGCGTCACGCACGCCCCAGACGCCGACGTCGTGGAAGTCCAGGCTGTCGCGGTGACGCGTCTCCAGGGTGTCGATGGAAAGATGCTTCTGGGCGATGCGGGTGAAGAGGTCGGTGGTGGTCATGGCGGGGTTCCGGGTGGTGGGGTAACGACCCCATGAACGCGCTGTTCGAGAGAGAAGCCAAGCGTTTCCGCCTGGCTTCTCGATCTTGTTCAGGCGATGCGGTAGACCCGTTCCGCGCCGGTGGCCTTCGCGGACGTCAGGACCAATCCGAGCTTCTTCTTGAAGGCGCCAGCGAATGTCCCGCGCACCGTGTGCGCCTGCCAGCCGGTGCTCTCGCAGATCTGGCCGATCGTCGCGCCCTCGGGGCGGCGAAGCATGCGGATGACTTCCGCCTGCTTGCTGTTCTCACGCGTGCGCGGCGTCGTAGTCGCGGCCGTGAAGGTCGCCTCGGCGGTGGCAACTTCGCCTTGGATGTCGACGTCGTCGGGCTCGGCATGGGCTTCCGGCGCGCCCGTGCTTTCGGCGGCGGCGATGATCGCGTCGAGTTTGGCTTCGAAGCTGGAGATCCGCCGCGTGTTGGCGCGAGGACGCGGCGCGCCCAGTGCGTCGTAGCCTTCGGCGGCCACGCACCAACCCTCGCCGTTGGGCGTGATCAGTGCGCGATTGAAGAGGCCGTCGAGCACCTTGCTGCGCGCGCCGCCCTTGATGTTGTCGGGGAAGCGTTCGATGCGGCCGTCGGTGTGCTCGATGGCGGCGGCCAGGATGAAGTGTTGGGCCGGGGTCAGTGGATTCGTGCTCATGGTGTTGCTCCGTGGTTGGGTTGGGTGTGGTGCGTGATGAACGCGCTGTTCGTGGGTGAAGCCAAGCGCAATCCGATGGCCAGACCGGGCGGGAGGTCCCGCCCGGCGGCGACCTCTAGTCCTCGTCGTCCTCGGCGTCTTTGATCTCGTCGATGGTGTCCTGCAGGCTCACTGTCGATCCGCCGAGGTAGCCGTGGTTGTTGCTGATCGCGGTGGTGACGTGCGCGATCCAGTAGGACTCGGCGCGCATCAGCGCCCCCTGGTATTCGTTGTTGCGCAGGAGTGCGCGGGCCTGCTCGACCAACTCCAGGATCTGGGACTGGATCTCGCCGAGTTCATCGACGATCTGCTGGCGGTCGCGCGTTGTCGTGTTCATGGTGGTGCTCCGTGGTGGGGTGGATGTGCTTGCTGCGGGACACATGAACACGCTGTTCCGCGGTGAAGCCAAGCGCGCTTTGCTTCGAAGTTCAGGCTTCGGATGCCTTGAGCGCGGCGATGCCGGCCTGCGCCAACTCCAGGGTCGCCGCCGCGAACGCGGCCTCGGCCACCCAGGGCGCGGCACGGGCGTCGTCGAGCAGTTGGTCAACCACCGAGCGGGCTTTGGCGCGCATCGCGACACAGACGCCGTCCAGGTGCTCGTGGCTGGCGGCGGCAAGTTCGGCGCGGCAACTGCGCACCAGCACGGTCATTGCGGCGTTGGCCAGCGCCTTCCCCAGTTTGTCCAAATCGGAGTAGCTCATCGGTCGTCCTCGTGATGGGGGACGGCGATGAACGCGCTGTGTGGAGTTGAAGCCAAGCGCCTTCCACCAACTGCTTGTCGTGATTGAAAAGGCTGATGGGACTGTCGATTCGCGCCTACGCGCGCCACCGGGGCGTGTCAGACGCCGCGGTCCGCAAAGCCATCGCTGCGGGGCGCATTACGCCGGAGGCCGACGGCACGCTCGACGCCGCGCGCGCCGATGCGCAGTGGTCACGCAACACCGAGGCACCGCGCGTGGGCACGCGCGCACAGGCCGTGCGTGCGCCCGTTCCGGCCGACAGCACGCCGACGGGCGATGCCACCGCCACGCTGCCCACCGGCGGCGCGTCGCTGCTGCAGGCGCGCACCGTCAACGAGGTAGTCAAGGCGCAAACGAACAAGGTGCGACTGGCTCGCCTCAAGGGCGAACTGGTTGACCGCAACCAGGCCATCGCGCACGTGTTCAAGCTCGCGCGCACCGAGCGCGATGCGTGGCTGAACTGGCCAGCGCGCATCTCGGCACAGATGGCAGCTCGGTTGGGCATCGATCCGCACACCTTGCACGTCGCCCTTGAGGCGGCCGTGCGCGACCACCTGCAGGAGTTGGGCGAACTGCGCCCGCGCGTCGAATGAGCGATTCGGTCTACGACGGCGCGGCAGAACTCGAACGCGCGTGGCGCGAAGGGATGTTGCCCGATCCCTTGCTCTCGGTATCGGAGTGGTCGGATCGACACCGGATGCTGTCCAGCAAGGCCTCTGCAGAACCCGGGCGCTGGCGCACCAGCCGCACGCCTTACCTGAAAGCGATCATGGATTGCCTGTCGCCGACCTCAGCGGTCGAGCGAGTGGTGTTCATGAAGGCCGCGCAGTTAGGCGCCACCGAGATGGGCTCGAACTGGATCGGTTACGTGATCCACCACGCGCCCGGACCGATGATGGCGGTGTGGCCGACCGTCGAGATGGCCAAGCGCAACTCCAAGCAGCGCATCGATCCGCTGATCGAGGAGTCGGGCGTGCTGGCCGAGTTGATCTCCCCGGCGCGCTCCCGCGATTCCGGCAACACGATCCTGGCCAAGGAGTTCCGCGGCGGCGTGCTGGTGATGACCGGCGCCAACAGCGCGGTGGGTCTGCGCTCGATGCCGGTGCGATACCTGTTTCTGGATGAGGTCGACGGCTATCCGTTGGACGTCGAGGGCGAAGGTGATGCGATCTCGCTGGCGGAAGCGCGCACGCGCACCTTCGCCCGCCGCAAGATCTTCATCGTCTCGACCCCGACGATTGCCGGAGCCTCGGCCATTGAGCGGGAGTACGAGGCCAGCGACCAGCGCCGCTATTTCGTGCCCTGTCCGCACTGCTCGCACCGGCAATGGCTGCGCTTCGAACAACTGCGCTGGGACAAGGGTGCGCCGGAGACTTCCGCGTACGTCTGCGAGTCCTGCGACACCGCGATTGCCGAGCACCACAAGACGTGGATGCTCGAACATGGCGAGTGGCGCGCGATGTCGGAGGTCACGGGCAAAACCGCGGGCTTCCACCTGTCATCGCTTTACAGCCCAGTCGGCTGGCGCGCCTGGCGCGACATTGCCGCCGCATGGGAAGCCGCGGTCAGCAAAGAGTCTGGATCGGCATCGGCGATCAAGACTTTCAAGAACACGGAATTGGGAGAAGCCTGGGTTGAGGAAGGCGACGCACCCGACTGGCAGCGTCTGGTTGAACGTCGCGAGGACTACCGAATTGGCACCGTACCGCTTGGTGGCTTGCTCCTGGTGGGCGGCGCCGACGTGCAGAAGGATCGCATCGAAGCCTCGATCTGGGCCTACGGCCGGGGCAAGGAATGCTGGCTGATCGAGCATCGCGTGATGATGGGCGAGACCCATCACGATGCGGTGTGGAAGCAACTCGCCGATCTGATCGACGAGCGCTGGACCTACGAGAGCGGCGCCGAGCTTCCGCTGGCGCGCTTCGCCATCGACTCAGGCTTTGCCACTCAGCAGGTCTACGCCTTCATCCGCGCCTGCAAGGATCCGCGGCTGATGGCGGTCAAGGGCGTAGCGCGTGGCGCCGCCTTGATCGGCACACCGACCGCGGTCGACATCAGCATCGGCGGCAAGAAGCTCAAGCGCGGCATCAAGGTGTACGCGGTGGCCACCGGCATCGCCAAGCTCGAGATCACGACGTGTCTGAAGAAGACCGTCGAGACCGATGCGCAGGGTGACGTGGCCTATCCAGCCGGATACATCCACCTGCCGAAGATCGACGCTGAGTTCGTGCAGCAACTCTGCGCCGAGCAACTGGTCACGCGGCGCAATCGCAACGGCTTTCCAATGCGCGAGTGGCAGAAGCTGCGCGAACGCAACGAGGCGCTGGATTGCCTGGTGTACGCGCGCGCCGCTGCCGCGGCGGCAGGTCTTGATCGCTTCGAAGAACGCCACTGGATCGAACTGCAGCGCCAGTTGGGCGTCCCGGATCGCTCCGCTGAATCGTCATCCACCGAACTCCCGGTCGCCGATCTGGCCGACCGGGCCGCTACCGCCACGCCGCGATCGGGCCGACGCCTTATTCGCAGTCGCTGGTTGAGCGGACGCTGAGTCAGATCGTCAATCCCACACCACAGGACTACCAACACCCATGTCGCTCGTCTCCCGTATCGAATCCCTGATTCTCCGACTCGCCGCCGAGTTCAAGGCCATCCGCCGTGATCTTGGCAATCCCACCGAACTCACCACGCGCGATCAGTCGAACCTGGTCGCCGCCATCAACGAAGTCCGCGCGCTGATCGATGTCACGCCGGGTTTGAACATCATCGACGACGAGAGCCCGAACGCCGTCAGCACCACCTTCTCCGCGTCCGGCATCGTCCGTCGCCTCGACCAGCTCAAGGCCGACATCCTCGGCGGTGCTGACGGCGCCTTCGACACGCTGAAGGAACTCCAGGACGCGCTGGCCAACGACGCCTCGGGCATCGCTGCGCTGACCCGTGCGTTGGAGTCGCGCGTGCGCCATGACGAACCGCAGGACCTGACCGTCGACTCCCAGGCGCAGGCCCGCCAGAACATCGGTGCGGTCTCCGCCGAGGCGGTGGGCGACACCGAGGTCGACTTCGTCGTCGTGTTCCGCGACGCGCTGGCGGCCTGAGCCGATGAGCCTCGTTCGCAACATCGCGAGTCTGGCAACGCGGATTGCGCTCGAGCTCAAGGCTGCTCGCCAGCGGATCGGCGCCCTCGAAGGGCGCCTTCCGCCGGGTGAGACCGTGGTCACGCCGGGACATCCCGGCGTGGCCAAGGCCTGGGCCTGCTTTGCGACGCAAGCGCAGGTCGCCGTGCTTCGATCCGGCTTCAACATCGCTCGAGTCGAGCGCCAGGGCGTCGGTCGCTATCGGGTTCATTTCCAGGCGGCAATGGCCAACGCGGATTACTGCTGGCAGGCATTCGCGCGTAATGGCGGGCAGCAGACGTCGATCAAGCTCGCCATCGCACGGGTGCGTGGTGATGCCAAGACGGCGCAATCGCTCGAGTTGTCCGTCGTCACCACCAGCGGCACGCCGGTGGATTCGGCGGAAGTGAATATCGTGGTGTACGCCTGATGGCCTACACCGAAGCCCACCTCGCCGCATTGGAACAGGCCCTCGCACATGGCGAGAGTCGCGTGCGCTTCGAGGACAAGATGGTCGAGTACCGCTCGGTCGAGGAGCTGAAGGCGGCGATCCGCGAGGTCAAGCGTGGGCTGTTTGAGCAGGCGCGTGACAGCGGGCTGTGGCCGGGCGCGCCGCGGCAGATCCGCGTGACGACCAGCAAGGGGCTGTGATGGCGCGCCCGTCCCGCGGCTGGTTCGCCAGCGTCGCGCAATCCACCCGCAAGTGGCTTGGACTTCCCGTGCATGACGCCGCTGGCCGCGGTCGACGCTCACTGGCCTGGTCTCCCGGCAACCCGGGCGCGGTGGCG